TATTTATAAATTTATTTCCACTCCAATTATTAAAATTTTCTGTCTCCGGATATATCTGTACAATGAGAGGATGTTTATATACAATAACATCTCTATCCCTTATATAAGTAGTGTCTATTTCTCCCATGAACTTATTTTTTAAGATTCTATTCATCATAAAAGTTCTATGATCTTTACTATATATCTGCGCATGCGTTGAATGAGAATCGTATACTTTGTAGAAGTCGTTATTAATTTTTTCAAAGGTCCCGTTGGATGCAAATGAAAAAATTTTAAAATTGTTATTTTTAATAAAATTATTTACAACTGTATAATGTTTTTTATTATAATAAAGTATTTCTGCATCTTCTTCTAGAATTAACACGTTATTATAATTCTTTGTATACTCAAATGCGGTGTAATATGCATGAATAAGGTCCGTGTTTGATTTTTTAATAGAACTATGTTTATAACATTTTTTAAAACCCTTGTTATACTGAATAATAGTTTCTTTTGATAGATTTAATAAAAACGGGTCAGGTTTAAATCTATCAGAATTTTCCATAATTAAAATAATTGTTATATCAACGTCTTTAAATATCGGATTAGATGTTTCGTGTATTTTTTTATAATAATAACAAGCCATTATATCAATTTAAAAATATTTTAATTATTTATTTTGATATATCATCACGAATTCCTCTATAAACGGGATGCCTAGGAATTCCGTCCTTTGTCATTTCCATATAGGAAAAGGATACTACACTCCCTATTGGTATATATTCTGACGAACCCTCCATTATATAATTTTCTCTTTGCGAATCTGTAAACCCAGTTCCTATTTGTGTAAAAACTCCAGATGGTTTTCCATCCTGCAATATCTCACACGTAATAGAACCTAACATTCCTTTTAGTCTCCCATCTCCTAACATGTATTCTCTTACTATACATTCGGAGTCTTCTTTAATTTTATACTTCAACATATATTTACTTCGTCTTGTTTCATACGGAGATCCTGGGGCTCTCAACATAATACCTTCCGCGCCCGCACTTGTTAATTTAGTATATAGGGTTATTAATTGCTCCATTGATTTAATTTTAACCTGTTCTGTAAATTGGATAGGAAAAGTAGTTTTATTATCATATACTAATTTGTCCCAGCATATCTTTCTATCCGCAACAACAGTTTGCAACATTCTCATTCTTTGCTCAAATAATATCTTATTGTCTTCTGTTGGTATATCAAAGACTTTAAATATAACAGGGGGGTCTGATTTACCGGACCAAATGTCATTTATTTGTTTTTGTGTATAAGTTTTTCCCGGTTTAAGAGTAGATAACCTACTGGTTTTTTGAAAAAAACTTCTTCCTATCCATATTTCTCCGTCAAGGGCTATACCGGGTGGGAGTGTTGATATAAACCATTCTGGAACATATGTATAAACTTTTGGTTTGCCAACCCCGGAACCTCTTGATATAATTTTTTCTCCGTCCCATAGAGCCCTAATTCCGTCCCATTTTTCAGAAGCCCACCAATCTATAGGGGGTTGAAAAATCTGTAACTGTTTTGATAATTTATCATTCAATTTTAATATTTCTTTTGATTTAGAATCGTATAAATTTTGCGCAGTCATAATTTTAAGGTTATCGACATATGTTTTATCATCAGATGTGGTTATTATTTGAAATTCTGGGTAAACGGCTTTATATTCTCGAGAACACATTGTTGCTTCTTTATATATTCTAAAATTTTCAAAAGAATCAAACCCGGATTTTAAAGCCAATTTTATTAAACAGTTCATTAGTTTTTCCTTTCTTGAGTCATCTATTGACATATTAATTATTAATACTATTTATTTTTTAAACATATTAAATTTTTGCAATTAAAATATTAACAAATGTATAAAACATGTTCGTTGTACTATTGACTATACACGTGTTAATATGGTTGTTCGTTGTATTCGCATTTATAAACAACGAAACTGCAAAATTTAATTTGATTTTTGTAATTCCTATTATTTATATTTTACATATGTTACCATTTCATATTTTAAATGAATTAAAATTAATTACAAATAAAAATGCTAAAGAAGACACCGAGAAGTTTGAAAAATTTATAGGATTTTATTATATAAAAAAATTTTTTAATAAGTCTTTTCAAAATCCTTTATCTCCACAGGGTATTTTAATCTTGGGATCTATTACAAGTTATTTTAAACTTATTGTATTTTAAGTTCATTTATTATTATCTTTAATTCGGGTAGTTCGATTCCCGAAACATTAGAAAATAATTCATCTTGAGAAGGATGTCTACTGTATTTATCTTGGAATCTATCAATAAACGATCTTACTTTAGAAACATTATCTCTATACGAATCTCGTTCGATTATTAACTTTTCTATTTTAAATCTTTCTCCTCTCTCGATGTCGGGTTCTCTGTTATTATTTTTATAAACGACGTCTTTTAGAGAGTGTATTTCATTAAAAAGTTCTGGTTTAATTAATTTAGAAAAGTTTTTAAGTTTTCTTTGCATTTCAACTTTATTTACTCCGGTTGTTAACTGATTTTTAAATTGAGAGACTACGTCACGATCTATCGGAGGAACTGTTTCCATAAGTCTATCGAACTCATCTCTACTATTTTTCATAAAATATGGTACATCTATTCTTTCCCCGGGGGCCTTTATTAACTCTATTCTTATACTTCTATGAAATTTGTCCCACGCTATATAAGCCGTCCTGTGACTTTCTGTAAGTTCATTTAGTTTTAAAAATTGAGAAACAGTTGTAATTATTCCGGCTAATATATTTACACTTCCTATAACAACTGAGCACACAGATTGGTATTCTTCTGGTATTCTTTCGAGTGCAAAATTGGCCGTACCAGTAAGTGTTGACATTATAATTACGGGGATTGTATATAAATTACGTCGTCTAGAATATTTAAGATATGATTTGTTGTGTAACCATTTGTAACACGATGCTTTATCTGCCCAATCAATAAATATAGTTTCGTGGTGTTGTTCCCACGGAGTATATTCTTTTGTTGTAAGTTCAGATTTACTATCGCACATTTATATTATATAAAGATATATTTTAATATAATCATAATTACATCGGCGATTATGTGTGGCATTTTTGCTTTATTAAATTATAGCGAAATTAGCGAATTAGTTACAAAAAGTTTTATAAGGGGATCTAGTAGAGGGCCAGAAAATAGTAAAATAGAAATTTACAACAGTAATATAATCATAGGTTTTCATAGATTGGCTATTAATGGACTGAACGAATATTCCAATCAACCCCTCAATATAGGCGGAATCGTTTTAGTTTGTAACGGAGAAATATATAATTATAAAAATTTGGCTAAAGAACACAATATAAAATTAAAGACGGGAAGTGACTGTGAGATAATTGTACGTATGTATCAGTTATATGGAATGGAATATACTCTGGGGTTATTAGATGGGGTATTTTCATTGTTTTTATATGACACTGAAATAAACGCGTGTTATGCGGCCAGGGATCCATATGGAGTAAGACCTCTGTATTGTTTTATTGAAAATGATACAATTGGGTTCGCGAGCGAAATAAAAAGTTTATACAATTTAGTTAAGTATAAACCTAATATATTTGAATTTGAACCAGGAAATTATGTTACAATTAACGACACATTAAAGGTTAATAGATATATATCTTTCCCATTCAGAGAAATACAATATAATGATGTCTTCGGAGAAGATTGTACAAAATTAAATAAACAAATTGTTGGTTATTTAGAGAACGCGGTTAAGAAACGAATAGATGGTACAACAGATAGACCCATTGCGTGTTTACTTTCTGGGGGTCTAGATAGTAGTTTAGTGTGCGCACTAGTTAATAAGTACTATAACAAAAAATTAGAAACTTACAGTATCGGATTGCCCGGGTCCGAAGATTTAAAGTATGCTAGAATAGTTGCAGATCATCTAAATACAGATCACCACGAAATAATTATAGACGAACAGACTTTTTTTGATTCTATACCAGAAGTGATACAAAAAATAGAAAGTTATGATACAACAACTGTGAGGGCTAGTGTAGGGAATTATTTAATAGCCAAATATATTAAAAATAATAGCGAAGCCAAAGTTATATTTAATGGAGACGGGGCAGATGAAATAATGGGCGGCTATTTATACTTTCATAAGGCGCCAAACGAATACGAGTTTGATAAGGAATGTAAACGTCTATTAACCGATATTTCTAAGTTTGATGTACTCAGGAGTGATAGATGTATAGCAAGTAATGGTCTAGAAGCCAGAACCCCCTTCCTAGATAAATCTTTCGTAGATTTTTATTTGAGCATTCCAAAAATATTAAGATATCATCCTAACGGAGGAAAATGCGAAAAATACTTAATAAGAAATGCATTTTCTAAAATTATACCAGATTTACTTCCAGATTGCGTACTTTGGAGAACAAAAGAAGCTTTTAGTGACGGCGTAAGTAGTTTAAATAGATCTTGGTTTTCGGTTATACATGCCAATATTAACAAATTGTGTGAAAAAGACAAGGCTTTAAATAAGAATTTGGACCAAACTATAGAAATTTATAAAAAATTAAGATTACATAATCCTCCGATAACCATAGAACAAAGTTATTATAGATATATATACAATAAACATTATCGCGATACTGATTATATCATACCGTATTTTTGGATGCCGAAATTTATAGATTCAACCGATTCAAGTGCGAGAACATTAAAGATATATTCAGAATTAAAAAATTAATTTGTATATAATATAATAAAATTGTATAATATAATAAAATGATTAACAATGAAGAATTTATATATATAGAAGATCTTAAAAACGATAGTTCGAGATATATAAAGGAGATAAATTTAAAATGTATTAAATTAGAACAAATATATCAAGAATACCTCCAAGAGGCAATTAAAAAACCAAATTATTTAACATCTTTGGATATATTATTTTTTCAATTAGAATTAACAAAGGAAGATTTAATAAATTACAACAGTATTTTTAATAGTTTTTTATCCAAGATGTACGGCCAATATTATAAGTTTTATCATAAAATATTAGATAATTTAAAAGACATACATACATTAGATATATTTAATGATACTCAAATAATATACGATTTTACTCCTTATGATGATATAGATTTTAAAGTTTATTCATTCGATGAAACACAAAAGATTCATAATGTTATAACTACTATAATAAATTGTATCAGCCAATACATTTCAAGAGAGCGTTATAAAATAGAAGACGACAATATTAGAATTAAAAAAGGAATAAATATAAATCATTTAGTTTTTGAAAAAAACCATTTTATAGAAATATTTAACAATAAATGTAATTTATTCAACAAAATACTATCAAATTATTATTGTTATCAAAAAAAATACCTTAAAAGAATAATTTTAAAACTAAAATTATTATTTTATCAGATAGATTCTGATATACAATTTGAATCCGTTACAAGGTCTCCATCTCCATCCCCTGGGTCATCTTCGCGTCCAGAACCTGATATCATTAAAATAGAACACGACATAGAATCTATTATATTAGATAAACTAGAAATAAAACCCCTACCGTCACCAAAACCAATAGAAA